TCGCCTCTTCGTCACTTTCGATCTCTGGGTGCAAAGTTCGCAGGGCGTCTACCTTTGAGATGAGCCCCATCTCAAGTTCTGCCTTGACCATCTCCGCACGCGCTTTGCGTTCTGTGTCGCTCTCTTTGGCCCCTCGATACTCGATCGAGTAGTCAGCAGGCTCGACCGGCAAAGACTGGCCCCCATATGCGTTCGCCAACTTTGCAGCGGTAGCCAACAGCAGACGATCCGACGCTGCGAAAGATGGCTCGCGCGCTTTCATCACACGCCGCATACCCTCGCGAGCCACAACGATCGCATAACCACTCTGGCCCGCTGTCGTCTGTAGGTCGCTGGGATTCAGGCCAGCATAGACCGCCAACCCGTGTGCGTATATTTTGAGCGATTCCGCCGCGCTTCGTGGCTCCATCGAAGGCTGTAGGGCACCGATCGAACCAGTACCGGGACCGGCTGACCTGAACTTTAAGATCGACTTCCGATCAATGGGCACAACGTCCACAGACACGCCGCCGATCGATCTGGTCAATCCCGCCTGTGTGTCTACGTCCAGCGCGTACCGCTGAGGATGTGCGCAGCTTTGGTATCCATCGCACCAGTGAGACCAGAGCGCAGCCAGACGCAAAGACCCGCGCACAAGTTCTACCCCGTCCCTGTATGACCACAGGCCAGCACCTACCCGCTTGTGATAGATGACATACGGCAGCACAGGCGCCCCGTCGTGCATGTACGGATAGGAGCCCACAAGATCCGGCGCATATTCGGCCGTTGCATCGTATCGCGTGCCCTTGTCGCTGATAGCGTCAATACGGAACACGGGCGCCGCTGGGTCGCTCAGATCGTATACATCCCAGGTCCAAACCTTGTCATAGGTGCCAGGCTTCACACGCGGCCTGAGTTCTTCGACAGCGATCGGTTGATCGGGCCGTGATGGGTCTGGCCTGGCTACAATCAGATCGGGCGAGATGGGCCGGTAGGTGGCCTCTGTTGCTCCTCGCCACCACTCAAAATCTACGCGAACCACAGCCTCGTTGATCCCCAACGTCAGGATCTCTGTCTGCTGTTGCAACGACCACAGGCGAGCCGTGACGATCGCCGAGAGGTCAAGCTCTCGATCCTGTGTCTGTACCTTGGGCGGTTCTGCATACAGGTTCGCCAGTTGCTGCACAATCATGCGCAAAGGATTGCGGGACATATCCGGATGGAACTCCAGATCGGCCGCTATCTCTCGCGCAAACAACCGCCGCAACTCATCGCGCAGATCCTCGATGTGTGCACCGGTCAGTAGCCTGTAACGAAGCGCTTGCTCCTTCCATCGATCGCGGTCCTCTTGGGCCTCTGGCTGTATGTGGCTCGGTGCGCTGTACATCCTAATACTTCCGTTTTACCCAGCCGCGCGCGTGCATATCGGCGGCAGTTAGTACCATTTGATCATCTTCCATCACCCAAACGCTAACACCTGGCGGCGGTTTGGGCTGGGTCTTGCCCTTTGCGAGCTTGACGATCAACACAGAGCCCGGCGCGATCTCTGCCTCTGGCTCTTTTGCTTTTGTGGTCTTTGCTTTGGGCATGTCCCCTCCTAACTGATGATCAGCCTACCATGGTCGCTGCCGTGGTCTGCCTGCAGGTATACATCCGCGATGTAGCTGACCGCATCGTATGGATGTTTCAGATCGTTATTCTCTCCCCGCCAATGTCTCAGCGAGTGTATCAGAGCCGCGCAGTCTTGGTGAACAAAGAAGCGCCCGTCTAACGCTGCAGCGTTCAGCATACGCGCCCTGGCTTTGATACTGCCTCGCCCCTTATACGGTACACGGATCGGGAATGGTGGACGGCTGGACCCTACCAGATCAGCGAAGGCGCGCTCCAGCATATCGTTAACAGACAAGCCCAAACCCATACGGCCCGCGCTGTTGCTGTCCCCTCTGGCGTGCTCGATGTGTTGCAGCTTTACACCCCACCTGGCACACATAGCAGCCACAGCTACCGCTTCTGCTTTGGGCGTGTTTCGCTCTTTGCTCACTACCTCACCCAGCACATACAGACGATCTCGGGACATGGCCACCAAGTAACACACAGACGAACCGGGCCGTTCTCCGTGATCCCAGCCTAAGCCCACAGACTCTACCTGTGCTGGTGCGCTGTCATCATCAAACACGCTTGCTTCTGTGAAGCCTGGTATCCATCGCTCGGCCGATACCCCGATCCATTTTGCTAATACGCGCTGTTGATACTCCCAGGGTCCATAGCTGGCGATCTGTGCCTCGATATCTTCCGGTGTTCTGTGTGGGCAATTCTTCGCTGATAGAATGATCCGCTGAATGTCCCAGGCCTCGCGCGGGTCTTCGCCGGTTTGTGGGTTGCCCTCAGTATGATCGCGCAGCCAGTCTACCGGGCGCCCGATGGGAGTAAAGCCCATAAGACAAGGCCCGCCCTTCACAGCCAGACGCGATCGAGCTTCGCTGAAATGGGCTTGCTTGGGCACCTCATCGAATAAAAGCCAGTCAATAGTAGCCCCGGACAGCGCGATTAGTTCCTGTGTGCCGCTCTTGCCGACTATCAGCGCGCCTCGCTTTGTGCGTACCATCTTCGAGCCCATGAACGTGTATCCGCGTGCATCGTCATACTTGCAGCGCTCATCCAGTACGCCCGGCGGTTCTATCTCTCGCATCTTGCGCGATATGTTTGGCCACCCTGCGCGCAGGTCTGCGCATACAATCCAACCCAGCGAGCCCGGCCCAGGTGACGGTCTAAACGGATGACGGCCCAAAGACAGCCACCAAGCCTCGGCCGCTATCACTCGCGACTTCCCGATCTGGTTTCCACCTATGGCGAGCCGCCTGCTGTGCTGTGACGCATGGACCGCCCGCTGTGCTGGTGACATGCCGCCCTCGCCCGGCTGCGCGTGCTCGTAGGTGTACAAGGGATCGTTTGCTATCTGCTCAGCTACGCGAGCAATCAAGGCCACGTCAAACATTTACTTTGCGTTGCTGGCGTTCTTGAGGTTGAGCGCCGCAATGATCAGATCCTCCGGTAGCTGTGAGACATGCTCAATCACCATCGCGCGGCCGTCTTCCGCTGTGGGGTCTACCACTTCCATTTCCGGTTCTCTGTGCGTCTCAAGATGGATCGCCTGCTGCTTAACGTACCTGTGACGCCGCTCGAGCATCCAAGCCGCTGCCTGCCATGAGCCATCACTGGCCGCGTCATCAATAGCCAGTAAGCACCGGGCCGCGTTGTCAGCCTCGGCCGCTTTTATGGCCTCACAAAAATCACGGTAGCATTTCTGCGCGTCTGGCTGAGAACCCAGCTTTAAATACCGATAAAACGCATTATGTGAGATCCCGCCGTACTGTGCAGCCAGCTCATGCGTCATACCCAGCCGAAGACCAGCGGCCACCCGCTCGATCGTTTGCTTGGTGCATTTTGTCTTTCTACCTCTTCCCATTTTTCGCCATAGGTTAGCGGATGTGCCGAAATCCCGACGATCCCAGGTTAGCACGTTGGCGCTGTTCGCGTTGCTCCAATTGCTCTACGGTCCATCTTTCACGCTCAGACAAAAAAGGTTTCTCAGGTGTCGAGTGATAGACAGACAGCGTATACGGATCGGCCTTAAGCGCCTTAACGAATGGCTCCCATGGCTGATAGGCACCGGCCGATAGGCGCTCTCCAGCAGGGCACATACAGGCGGCAGAGTATACGGTTATTGTCGGCGCGTTGCCATTTTTGTCGCTCTTTTCGTGGGCTACCTCTACACGCCCTGAGCCGTCGCAACGTCGGCACCCTTTGGGCTTAGGTGTTTCGAGCTTGCTAGGGAATCCGGCGATGATGCCGCGTATGTTCGCAATGTTTGGCGCTCTGGTGTGCTCTGCGATCCACTTCTTGCACGCCATGATGACCAGCCGATCGGGGTAGTTCTTGAGGCTGTGTGTCCATGTGGGCGCGTTGTCTTTGGCCCACTTGTCGTGCTTGCTGTAGTTGCTGGCGATGCGTTCCAACATCCTCTGGATCGTTTCATTCGTTGCCATTGGTGCCGCTCCTGTTCGGTTGAAATTCGATAATGTTTCCGTCCTCGTCAAATTGGCTGTCATCCAGATCCATCAAGTCGGGCCCTGTGTGGTGCTGTTCTTGCTCTGGGTTCCACTCAGCAGCGAAAGCCACATACTGACGACACTTGGAAGCCGCCAAAAATGTATCAATGCTGCAGCCGTTATCTCTTAACCAAACAGCGCGCTGATGCGATGACTCCCAGAACCAGCGCCAGGCGTGAATCAATGGTTGCTCCCCGTGCTCTTTGATTCGGGCTCTGATGGTTGGCTGTCGTTC